ATTCAACTTTTTCAACAATAACATCTGCAGGTGGTGGAAGAGGAGGTGGAAGACCTACTGGTGGACCTATTACAAGAGCAGGTGGAAATGGTGGAGCAGGTGGTGGTAATGGTGGAGATCATCCAAATTCAAGATCTTCAGGAAATACACCTCCTGTTAGTCCTCCTCAAGGTAAAAATGGAGGAGCAAACCCTAGTCCAGGTACTTTTAATATGGGTGGAACTGGTGGAGCTGGCGCTACAGCTTGTGGTGGAGATGAAACTAGTCCAGAACCAGCAGGAACTAAAGGTGCAAATGGTGGAGCAGGAGCAACAACTTCAATAACAGGAAGTCCAGTAGCTTATGCAGGTGGTGGTGGAGCTGGAGGATATAGTCCATTCCCAGGTGGTGGAGGATGTGGAGGAACAGGTGGTGGAGGAAGAGGTGCAAGACCTTTAGAGGTAGCTCCGGCTTCGTTTGCTGTAACTGGAACTGCCAATACTGGTGGAGGTGGTGGTGCAGGTAGTAATCAGCTGCCTTTTAATAATGGTAAAGGTGCAGCTGGCGGTAGTGGAATAGTAGTAATAAGGTATAAATTTCAATAATTATGACAAGTAAAATTAAAGTAGATAATATAAATAAAGTTTCAGATGATTCAAACATCATCAAAAAATGTGGAACAACTACTACAATCGGATCAGGAGCAAGTAATCCCATTGTTGTAGATGGCTCTGCAGTTACAATTGGTAGATGTGGTGGTACAGTTGCTTTAGCATCAGGTGCATCGCAAACAGGTTTTGGTAGAACAGGGACTGTAGACTGGCAAACAAGCTCAATTAAAACAGCTACATTTACTGGAGAAAATGGAAAAGGTTATTTTGTAAATACAACAGGTGGAGTAGTTACAGCTAATTTACCGGCATCACCAACTGCTGGAGATATAATGGCTGTTTCAGACTATGCACAAACTGCAACAACTAATAATATAACAATAGGTAGAAATGGTTCAAATATTCAAGGAGATGCATCAGATTTAGTAATTTCAAGAAATGGTGTTGCTTTTACTTTAGTTTTTGTAGATGCAACAAAAGGATGGATTGTAACAGATTCTGGAGCAGAATTAGACAAAGCAGCAGAACCAGAATTTATAGCAGCAACAGGTGGTACAATAACTACAACAGGAGATTTTAAAATTCATAGTTTTACAGGACCAGGAACTTTTTGTGTTTCAGCAGTAGGTAATCCTATAGGTTCAAGTGCAATAGAATATTTAGTAGTAGCCGGCGGTGCCGGTGGTGGAGGTAATAGATCAGGAAATGGTGGTGGCGCTGGTGGTGGAGCAGGAGGACTGCGAACAAATTTCCCTTCACCAGGAACTGCTGTTTCAGTACAAGGTTATCCAATTGTAGTAGGTGGTGGTGGAGCAGGAGGACCAGGTCCTACTACAAGAGGTGTTTCAGGTAGTAATTCATCAGGTTTTAGTATTACATCCGCCGGTGGTGGTTCAGGGGGTTCAGGAGGACCTTGTGGTGGTTCGAAACCCGGATCAAATGGAGGTTCTGGAGGTGGTGCAGGAAGTGATGGTCCATCTTCTGGCGGTGGTGGAAACACTCCTCCTGTTAGTCCACCTCAAGGTAAAAATGGTGGAGATAATTCATCAGGTTCTAGAGGAGCTGGAGGTGGTGGTGGAGGAGCTTGCGGAGTTGCAGCAGTAAATGTAGATTCTTGTAATCAAAATTTAAAAGCTGGTTCAAAAGGTGGAGATGGAACAACTACTTCTATAAATGGAACACCGACTGCGTTTGCAGGTGGTGGAGGTGGTGGAGCTTTTGATGGTAATGCTCAAGATGGTGGTTGTGGTGGAGCTGGTGGTGGCGGAAGAGGAGGAGGTAGAAATGATCCCCCTACACCTGGTATTGTTAATGGAACTGCAGGAACAGCTAACACTGGTGGCGGTGGTGGTGGTGGAGGTATGAATCCAGGTGAAGATGGAGATGGTGCAGCTGGTGGATCAGGTATAGTAATAATAAGGTATAAATACCAATAGGTAAAAATTATGAGTGAAGTAAAAGTAAATAAAATTAGCCCAAGATCAGGCACAACAGTAACCCTAGGAGATAGTGGTGA